TACCCCCTCTACGATGAACAATGACCACATTAAAGCGGTTCTTATCGCATTTTTCATGCAAAAAATTTTGGATTTTTCTTGGTGCGTAAGGAATAACAATTTGTTTCATTTTAAAACAAAACCCCCCCCTAATGAATTGTTGTATTTGAATCTGGATAATCGTCTGGCAAAATGAATTGTGTTCTTAAGAACTCAGAAAAGTCTTCAGCTTCATCGTTTGTTTTAAAACCTTGAAAATGTGTAATCACAATTGGTTTTTTTGTGTTTTTATCTTTCATAATGAAGATTATTGTTTTTAGAAATCTATCGTCCATGTGTGTGTAGCATACATTAATTTTAATTTAACCGGTAACACAAAATCAGGTAGCCACCAATCAAAAACCCCCCATATTTAGTAATTCAAATCTAATAACTAACTAATTGCAACCATCAATTTTATATCAATAAGTAAATCGTTATCACTACTAATGTTCCGATAATTAATCGTTATCAGAATGTTCGCTAATTGTTCTCCTTTTGTGATATTTTTGCAACACCTTATGTGTATAATCTGCTTTTTATGTGTGCAAGTTTCACCAAACATTCAATAAAATCAAGGTTTTTAAATACTTTTTCAATCATAAACAATGTTATTTACTCCAAGAAATTGTTAATGGTTGTTCCTTATCACCTTTTAAAGTTAAAGTTTCTGCTTGTTTACCATACTTTTTAGCACTTAATTTTGATGCAGACCATTGATTATGTGCAGTTATAATTTTATAAAGATTAACTAAGTTCTGAGCTGACTTAGGATCTACGAAACCATTCTCAATCTTAGCTTCTAAATCTTTTCGTTTGTCTTCAAGTTCTGAAAGTTTTAAATCTATGCTTAATTCCTTAGACTTAACATAACGCATCATTAGGTTGTCATCGTTAATAAGTTCTTTTCTAAATGATTGCCAAGTATAATTTGTAATTATATTAAAAGTTTCTCTGATAGTCTTACCATCTGCAATAAGTTCTAAGATTTGATCTGCTAGTTTTTCGGTTAGTTTCTTTTTTCTTGGCATATTAGAATAATTCTAAAGTGTGAGTCCTCCAGTTAGAAAGGAAAGAAAGAAAGGTATCTGAAAGACTCACTAGTTAATTAACTTAATTAGGCTAAAAACAACTAAAAGAGGGAGCTTTGTAGCCAGTTAATCTATTAGCACAATATATGGTATATTACAAATCAAAAGGCTTTCTAATTGTGTTAAATGTTCGCTTGTCAAGTGTTAAAGGGTTTACTTTTAATTTACCGGAAAACATTAATTTATCTATGATATTTTGGCAAGTCCAAGCACCAAATGCTTTATTTTCAACGATCCAAAACATTTGACTCCAGGACAACATTCCACTTTTAAAGTCGTTTTCTATCTGTCTAACTATTTCAACCTTGTCCCCCATGCTATAGTCGTTTTTATAACTTAGCTGCAAAGGTTCTCCATTATAATAATATTTATCATTCATCTTTTATCTTTTTAAATCCTTTAAACCCCTTATTAATATTAGTTTTATAAGGAGTAGTATTATCTTTATAATATAACCCAGATTTTGGGTAGTCATCATACCCAGATTTTGGGTATAGCCTTACCCTATTTTTGGGTAATCTAAGCGTATATCTGTTAGCACTTGATAACCTGTGAACAACTAACCAACCCTGATTAATTAGCTCATTTTTAGCATTTTGTAGAGTATTTAAAGAAACTCCTATTTTTTTAGATAAATTTGAATTTCTTAAGATCCTATAATTTTCTGATAAAGACTTAATATATATAAATAGCATTTTAGCTTCATTAGATAAATTACTATCATATATCAACTGATTAGGTATTTGAGAAAAACCCTTTTTAGGCTTATCCATGTTCTTTAATTCCTTCTTTGCCAGACCTTTATAATATACCCAAATTTTAATCAATCAGAACATTAAGCGAACATATTTTTTTTTACACTCTAGGCTTTTAATACTTGCATAATAGAACAAATGTTATATAAAAATAGTATGTTTAACAAATCAACAAAGGAAAGAAATATGAAAACATTTCAATATAAATGGAAGTTTAAAACTGTATGGCAATCTGAACCATATAAAAAAGATACAATTAAAGCTCAAAATATTGTTGAAGCTAGAAAAATTTTAAATGAAAAATTTTATGGTTTTCAACCAGATCCAAATTGTAAATTTGGAGGTGGTTCTTACAAAGATAGTCAAGAATATTTATTTGACTCTTTAATTGAAATAAAAAACTAAAAAAAAGGAAAGAAACATGACTAAACTACATCACACAGAATATAAAAAGAATTATAAAAATTATATTCTATCAACTATAGAAGAAGACTCAGAAGGTAAACCAATCACTAATGAACAAGAAAAAATTAATTATATTTTTGATAGGTTCAATTCAGAATATGGATGGAACATTGAAAGAGTTGGAAAGTTCAAAGCCATGAGTGAATGGTTATCTGGTCTTGCATTAGATATTGAATACTACAACGATGCAATAGTAGATTTAGCTGTCAAAATGGGCTCAATAGATCCTAACCCTAGCGAAAAGTTAAAAGATAAAGTTGCAGCTAATTATTGGGATTTTATGGCTAATGTTATTTTATGGTTTGAACCAAAAGAAAGGAATCAATAATGAAAATATTATCTAATTATGAATTAAAAGACATGGGACAACCAATCAAAGAAACTTCTTGTTGGTTGTTTTTTGAAAAAGGAAAGATTGCAAAACATACAATTTCAAGATTTCATTATAAATCAGAAATTGAAAGATTTAGAAAAGAATTAAATTTTGCTTTTTTTAAAAAATATTCTTTACCTTTAAATGAAACTATTAATTAAAAGGGGGAAATAATGACAAAATGGAATGATCTTGTAAATAAACATTTAGTTGGAAAAACTATTATTAAAGTTAAATGGTTGAACCCAAAAGAAAGTGAAAAAATTTTTGGTTGGGATCAACAACCTTGTGAAATACACCTAAATGATGGAACTATCTTAACCCCAAGTGCAGATGATGAGGGGAATGAAGCAGGTTCTATATTTACTAATTTAAAAGAATTACCAACAATACCAACATTTAGAAAGTAAAGGAGAAATAATGAAAGAAGAAAGAAAGTTAATTCAAATTAAATATCCGCCATTTGATAGAACTGTCAAAACATATAATGATATTTATAAATTTAAAGATGAAATGACAAATCAAGATTATATTAATTTAAAAAAAGAAATTTCTAAAAATAAAGAATGGACTAAATAAAGGGGGGTAATATGAAAGCTAAAGATTTTAAATCAATAACAGAAGACCTAGAACAAAGAAATCCAGGAAAGAAGTTTTATTCTTTTCAAGATATGGAAGACGCAGAGATTAGGAAAAAGGAGGTTATTTTGCCTTTACCTAAAAAATACTTTAATAAGATAGTTAAACTTATAAAGGGGGAAAAATGAGTAAAGAAGAAAAAATATATTATTCTGATTTAACAACTTTAATTGATGTTTGTTACAGTTGTTCAAGTCAAAATATAGTTATTAGCAATCATAATGATGATGGTAGAGAATCATTTTGTAAAGATTGTGGAAGCGAAGATATTGGAGCAGAATTTCCAAAAGATTTAATTTAACAAGGGGGAGAAATGAATAGAAAAGAAGAACTAGCATATAGAAAAAAACATAAATTTGAAAATAAATATGCCAAAGGAATTAAGTTAGATGCAAGAACTAAAGGCTCTTGTTATGTAACCATGAAAACAAATGCAGGTGAATTGACTGTATATATAGACTCAATGGATGGCTTAACAGATCCGCCAATGGTTAGTGCTTGGATGTTTGGTAGAAAAACTAAAACAATATTAGTAAAATAATGACAAGAAATAAATTTGGTTTGCCTTTGATCTATGATTTTAATATAGCTTTAAGAGATAAAAGGAGATTAAAGAACTTAGATTATATGAAATGGAACTGTCCTCAAGGTTGGAAAGAGCTTTGGAGCAATAAATTAGACCAATTAAAAAAGAATATAAATGAAAGAAAAAGACAAACTCTTAACTAAGCTAAATATAGAAAGATTAGCTATACAAACTTTCAAGAACATCATTGAGGGATCTAGGTCTATCAATGGTGTTACTTGGAATAAAATTAAAAACCTAAAACCAAAGGATCAGATACAATGCTTGAAACAATTATCGCAGTAGAGATAGCTTTATGGATTTTTTTTAATGCTATTAATTAAAAATTGTAAGATTTGCAATAAAAAATTTAAAGATATTACTTCAAATCATAATAAAGTTTATTGCTCTAAAAAATGTGCTAGAAAAAATCAAACTATCAGAGTCAGTAAATTAAAAGAAGTTAATATTAAAAGAGTTTGCAAAGGTTGTAATAAAAAATTTATTCAAAAATTTACAAAAACCAAACTTTATTGCAATCAAAATTGTTATGAAAAAACTTATACAGAATGGAAAAAAGAATTTTATAAAAATAAATATCATACAGATGCAGAATTTAGAAAAAAAACTTTAAAAAGAACAAATCAATATCACAAAAAAAATCCTCATATTGTTAAAAAAATATGGTCAAATAGAAAAAAGAGAATGGAGTCTGATCCTAAATATAAAAAAGCAAGAAAAGAATATGAAAAAAAATATATTTTATTAAATAAAGAAAAAATATCTCAAAGAGTTAAAAATTGGAGATTAAAAAATTTAGAACACCATAAAAAAAAATCAAAAGAATATGCTTTAAAAAATAGAGATAAAATTTTAAAATATCTTAAAGAATGGCATCAAAGACCAGAAGTAAAACAAAAAAGAAATGAAAGATATAAAGAACGAAGAAAAACCGAACCTTTTTATAGAATGAAACTTAGCTTGAGAGGTAGATTAAATTCATTTGTTTATAGAGGTAGAGCAAATAAAATGGTTTCTAATAGTGTATTAATAGGTTGTGATTGGAATTTTTTTAAAAAATATATAGAAAATAAATTTGAAAAAGGAATGACTTGGGAAAATTATGGAAAATGGCATATAGACCATATAAAACCAATGACAAGTTTTGATTTGTTTAGATTAGATGATCAATACGAATGTTGTAATTATAAAAATTTACAACCTTTATGGGCAGAAGAAAATAGAAAAAAAAGTAACAAATTAAATTATTATGTTTAATGAACATTTATGGAGATATGAGAACCTGTATTAAATGTAAAAATAAAGCTGATGTAGTTGAGAAAGGCAAAGACTATTGTGCTTCATGTTGGTTTAGATATTTCTCCGGTGAAACTATTGAAGAATATGAAAAAAGAAATAATGAATTAGAACAAGCAAGAAAGAATAAAAAGTGAGAAATCTATTTGAAACTATAATTGATGTAGGTAGTGGTTTAATATTATCTACATTAATTCAATTATTTATATTTCCATTTTTTGACCTACATCCAACAGTTCTTGAGAGCTTTCATATAGCAGTTATCTTTACAGTTATATCTATGATGCGTTCATGGTTTTGGAGAACTATATTTACAAGGAGAAGACATGAAAAAAGTTAAATTAGAATCTAATGAAATAGAACTTGCTTTAAATGTAGCTGCTAAAAGATTTATTGGTAATATCAAAATGGGTAAAGGGTTTTCTTATGGCTATCAAGGAGATTATAAAAAACAACTTGGCGACTCATTTTTAGGTGCTTTAGGTGAGGTGGCTTATGCTAAATCAACTAATTCATTTTATAATGGTTCTTATACTGACAATTTAGAAAGATATAACGACTCAGACTTTCAAAATAATATAGAAATAAGAACTCAAGAAAGAAAAGATTATAATTTTTTACTTATTAGACCAGGAGAGAAAAAAGGAAAATATATTTTAGTTATCCATGAAGGTGATTATGAATTTTCAATATTAGGTTGGTTTCCTTTTATAAATGATATGCCAGAACGACTAACTAACTTTGGTTACAATAATAGACCTGCGGTTTACAAAGTAGATATTAAAGAACTTTATAACATGAATGACCTCTAAAGTTGTAATTAATTATGTATAGTTTATTGACTATTTTTGTATTATGAGTATTAAAAACACTATGAAAACAATTGGGAAAGAGTGGACAAAAAAAGAAGAAGGTGGAATGTTTACAGCTGACCATCTATCACCATCACAACTAAATAAAAATATAGATCAATGGTTTAATGATTATTGCGTTTTAACTGCTGCTCAAAGAAAAGCATTAATGAGCAATCTTAAAATGGATTTTGGCGGTTATGTTGGTCAAGCGTTACAAGATATAATAGTTTACGATTTAACCATAGATGAAGTTATGAAAGGAAAAAAATGACCGATAGAATAATGCAAGACCTTGCAAAGCTACAAACAGAAAATAGAAAATACAAAGAACAAGTCAAAGGTTATGTTCAAAAGTTGTTAAGCAGAGATGAGGAGATTGTAAAATTAAAAAAACAAATTAGCGACAATGAACTTAAAGAAAAAATGGTTGCTAAAAATAAAAGCTACTTAGAGTTAAAAGCTATTAAAGATATAGAACAAGTAAAGGAAAATCGTAAATTACAGGAAGGAAAAAATGAAACTAAAACCACAAGCAGAAGAAAAAAGTAAAGGCGGAATGAAAGAAAGAAGGCAGACTTGCCTAAAAGATGTTGGTAATATCCCAACAGTAAATATTAAAGGAAAAAAATATTCTACAGTAAACGAAAGACATAAACATTT